CCAGACGATTCGCCTCGTCCCGCAGGTCCTGGAATCCGGCCTTGATGGCCGGCAGGAGTTCTGCGCCCGCGCGGCCGAACAGCTGCAGCGCCAGATGGCTCTGGCGCATCGGATCCGGCACGTCTCGGATCGCCTCGGCGACGCGCGTGAACGCGTCCTCTGGCCTCAGCGCGCGCAGTTCGGCGAACGAGAGGTTCAGGACCTCCAGCGCGCGGGCCGTGCCGCGGTCACCCTCGACGAGGCCCTTGTTTAGGCGTGAGACCGACGCGGCGATGGCGTCGATCGACGAGCCGGTCTGGTCGGCCGCGAACTTGAACTCTTGAACGGCGTCCGTCGACAGCCCCGTCTGGCGCGCCAGATCCGAGATCTCGCCGCCCAGGTCAATGATCGCCTTGGCGAAGGCCGTAATGGACCCGACCGTGAACGCGCCCGCCAGTGCGGCGCCGAGCCCCGAAATGGAAGTTCGGAAGACTCCTGCCGCCGTCGTCGCTTTGCGCTGTTCCTCTTCAAGGATCCGCGCACCGCGGGCGACGCGCTCCTGCTCCTCGCGGATGTTGGCGAGTTCGGCCGAGATCTTGACCAGGGAGGGCGGGACCGCCTGGCCGAGGGCGCGATACTTGTCGAGGGCTTCATCGACGGTGGCGCTCAGGCGCTGCTGCTCAGTCGCCGTGAGCCGTGTCGCGCCGCCGAGGTCCTCGACGGCCCGCGCCATCGTGAGCGCCTGGCGCTGCAGGTTGGCGCCGCTGAACTCGTTGCCGAACTTGGCCAGCTCGCGGTTGACCTGGGCCGTCGAGCGCTCGAACGCCGAGACTTTCGTCTCCGCGCCCGCCAGGGCACGCTCGAACTGCGTCAGGTCCGCCCGAAAGGTCGCTGTGATCGCCGGCATCAGCGGTCGCGATAGCCTTCCTTCACCTCAAACGCTCCACCCGTCCCGTTCGCCCGGTCGTCCTCGGTCAGCATCTTGACGACCCGCTCATGAATCGACCGCGGCCAGCGCAGCACGCCTTCGACGGTCACGGCTCCGTTCAGGCGCTGCGCAATGCGGATGGCCTGGTCGATCCACCCGCCCCAGTAGGGTCCTCGGACCGCGCCTTCTGCAGGGCCTCCTCGTAGGCCTTGAGCGTCTTCGTCAGCAGCGCAAACTTCGTCGCGTCGAGTTCCTGCAGACTGTCGATGCCTGGTACGACGGGACGACCATCCGGATAGACCATCGACCACGCCCGGATGTACGCCGCGAGCCGACGAATGCCCGGCCACCATTTCGGCAGGTGGGCGTGCTCCGGCGGCGGGGCGGCCAAGAGCCGGAGTTCTTCGCCGTGCGTCAATTCGGCTCGGACCTGCATCCAGTGATCGCCAGGCAACCGCAGCGTGTGCGTCTCGTCCTCGACGGTGAACCACGCATCGGCCGCGAGCGATACCTGTGGGGGGATGATCTCGCCGTCCGCCTGTGCTCTCTCGTGCGCGTCCACGACGGCGACGAGTTCTTCGAATGCACTCTGCCGTAGCTTCCGCAACACACTGATCCGGAACTCGAGCGCGCTCGGCAGCGGGTCGCCGGGCTTAGCCGACACGGGTGTCAGATCCACCGGCAGGGTCCATGCCCGCAGGTAGGCGGCTGTGCGCCGCAGGTCATACTCGGCACGGTTGACAAGCGTGTCCGACGATCGCTGGTCACCCAGCATGGGCGCCAGCGTGTCCATGCGATCGAGCGCGGACAATTCGGCCGCGATGGTCACGGCCTGGCTGCCGAGCGGAATCGTGACGGTTTCACGTGAACGAAGGAACCAGCAGCGCGACTCCGGCGGGTCGGCAGGGGTCGGGGTGGTGGGCTCGGCGGACGGGCGCGGCTCGATCGCCGAGGCCGCCTGGTCGGTCGTCATCGTCGTGGCTCCTCGATGGCACAAGGCGGGGTTCGGAATTGAGCCCGGCCGGCTTGCATGTCGCAGGAAATCAGCTCGTACACGCGACGTGGCCCTCCGCGTCGTACCGGCAGGGCCACGTGGGTCGGCTTCCCGAAGTTCGCCCAGAACTGGTTCACCGTCCCCGGCTTGAAGGTCAGCGTCGCGACCGTCGTGCCGACGTTCTTCTCTCGTCGCGCTGGGCTGCGCTTGAACGTGGCGAGCACCGCCACCGTGTGGGCGTGGTAGCGGAGCTCGCCGAGCGTCCCTGAGATCGACGTGCCGTGCCCGGTCGCGCTCACGGCACCGACCTCCAGTGGGTCACGCCTACGACGTCACGTGTGTGATGTCGCCGCTGGCGGCCATGTTGATCGACTGCGTGATCGGCCCGTTGACCGGGATGTCGATCGACGCGTCGATGTAGAACTGGCCCTGCCAGTAGTAGTTCGGCAGGTCGGCCAGGTCGGGGTGCACGCGATAGAAGAGCGGCGTGTCGGTGTCGGCCGCGTCCCAGATCGCGTTGTTCGTGTCGTCGAAGATCATTGTGCCCGTGACGGTGAAGTCCTTCTTGCCGAGCACGTAGGTCTTGTTGGCGTCGCCGCCGCACGTCACCTCGAAGCGATCGCGGGTCTGATTCGCGCTCGCCTGGGTGAAGCACCCGATCGAGGTGTACGGGCCGCCCTCGACGGCTGAACTCAGAATGGCGAGATCGTCGCCTGCATGACGCGCCACGGGTCACTCTCCTTCTCGACATCCAGGGCAGCATGTCGAGAGGTCGGCGGCCGTGACCGGCGGGCGCCCTCTCTGCGGGCCTGTGCATACGCTTCGGTTCCGTACGTGCGGGCCGTCCGCCCGCGTGTTGATGGTTACGCGCTCCGCCCCACGATCATCACGTCGTACTCGACGCTCGTGCCGGCCCCGCTGTTGGCGAAGTTGATCAGGTCCCCGGTGCCGGCCGTGACTGCGACGGCTGTCGCCGCGCTCATGAACCACGCGAACGTGGCCCCCGGCAGCAGCGTGATGCCGTCGCCAGCCGCCACGAACAGCGGCGCGCCGTTGGCCGCGGGCCGCGTCACGATGACGCTGTTGGTGTTGCCCGCCGCGGCCGAGACGAGCACCGCGATGATCTCGGCGAACACGACGGTCCCGCCGAGCAGGCCGCCCAGCGACCCGGCGAGATCGAGGTCCTCGTTGGCGCTGGCGGACAGCGTCCGCCGATCCGAGAAGATCTTGTCGGCCTGATTCGCGCCCGTGCCGCTCGTCAGGGACACGGACTCGGTGAACTCGTGCGTGACGCCTGGTGTGCCGAGGTCGCCGGTCCCCGTTTCGGAGAAGCGCGCGCTCACGGAAATACGACCACTCAGTGCCATGATTTCGATCTCCTTCTACGTCGTGGCCAACCCTGCCCGCTTGGCCCTTGTCAGATAGCCGCGGAGCGCCTCGCACTCCATCTCACGCGCCGCTTTGACTGCGTGCCACAACTGCCGATCCGCGACCGTCAATGCCGTCGTCGTCAGATACCGCCCGATCGCCTGCTCTTCCTGGCGGAGCCCCCGGTAACGAGCTTCGAGCAGCGCGCACTCGGTCACCCGCAGATCTCCTCGACCATCAGCCGGTACTGCCCGCCGCGATGCTCCCAGCCGAGCCCGGTCGCCGTCTTCGGATCCGCAAACTCGATCGGCTCTTCCAACCGGCGCCCCATGACGTGCCACCCCGGCAGCGTGAGCGTGCCATCGAGCAGGGCCGCGCGAATCAGCACGGCCGCGCGACGCAGATCGGCGACCTGCGCCGCGGGGCCGATCGCCTGGACCGCGTAGACGCAGTCATGCCACCGACACCCGCCACCGCACCGCTGCACGAGATCGCTTTGCAGGTTGACGGTGACGTAGATCGCATCGCCCTTGTCCGGGGCCGGGTCCATCCACACGCCGGCGGTCGCGATGGCCACCAACGGCACGACCGCCTCGAGGTGGGCGATCAACGCGGGCGTCGGGGTCAGGCTCTCGTCTGGCGTCATCGGCCATCACCGCACCGCCATCGTCCGCAGGCCACCCGTCACTCGAGGGTCGCGCAGGACGTCGCCCAACTCGCCGGCGACCCGTTCCCGTTCACGCTCGATGGTCGGGACGAACACGTTCGCGGCCGGCATCGAGCCGCGACCGGTCCCCTTCACCGTCACCCACTGGCCGTTGACTTTCACGCGGACCGGCGTCCCATCGGCGACGGACCTGGGCCCGGTACCGAACTCGTACAGGTGCGCATGGAACGACCGGTTCAGCACACGCGGGGCCAGCGGATCCGAGGCGTCGACCTTCACGCCCTTCGACAGCCCCGGCCCGTCCTTGTCGAACTCGCGGCGCGGGATGGCGTCGTACTGCTGCCGGACAGACGCCGCGGCACGATTCGCGCCCGCCAGGAGCTTCTCGGCGGCCACCGGGCGGACACGTTCGGGGAGCCCGCCCAGTTCGAAGGCGAGTTCTCGCAGGCCGCTCCAGGTGAGTGATGCGCTCATGCTGCTCGTTCCCGTCGTTCTTCGGCCGCGATCAGGAGCTCGATCCGGCGCCCGTCCGGGTTCACCGTCCCGAGAATCCGCAGCCGGCGATCCCCTTCGATCGGGTCGTGCCACACGATCTCGTCTCGCAACTCCACCCGCCACGTCAGCCCGTGCCGGACCTTCACGATGTGGCTGGCCTGCGCCTGCACCTGATTCGCAAACAGCGTCAGGCGGCTCGTGGTGGCCGTCGCCACTTCGGCAGCCACCCGCGTCTGCACCCAGAACGGCTCGCCAGGGACCTCGGTGCCGCCGTCGTTCTGCGGTTCGCCCGGCCGTTCGATGCTGATGCGATCCCGCATCCGTCCGCGTTCCATCACGCCACGCGCTGTTCGTCCCGTCGCTTGTACTTCGCGATCACCGACCGCACACCCAGCGGCAGTTCTTCGGCGATCGAGCCCTTCACCACGCCTTCGCCGTTCGCGTACCAGTGGCCGATCAGCAGCTTCAGGCCGCGCTTCACGGCGTACGGCACCGCTGTGCCCTCGTCCCCGTACCCGGCCACGAACCGGATCTGGATCGCGTCCTGCCGGTCCTGGATCGTCGGCCAGTACTGCTCCGGCTTCAGGAAGATCCGGCCGTGCTCGCTCTGCGGCCCCTGCGGGGCCGTGTAGCCATAGACCGTCGGAGCCAAGGTCTGCAGCGTGCCGGCCGTGTCGTAGTACTTGAAGAACGACACGGTCTGCAGCGGTGGTCGCGGCACCTCGATCCAGCCCTCACACGGGACACCCGAGAGGATCAGGTCGTAGGTGGCCGAGATCAGCTGGCGGCTCGTGGCACCCTCGAAGTAGTCACGCGCCTCCTTGATCAACTCCTCGAGGTCCGTGTCCTCGTCCCCGTCATAGCGCCGGACGGCACGCTTCGCCTCGTCGAGCCCCAGCGGCTCCACCGCAGGAGCCGTCACGAGCGAGAGCCGCCTGACGACGAGCACGCCACAGTCCCTGCTGCGCCTTACGACGCCGCGCGGCCACCGATCTGGATGACGTTCACCCAATCGACCGTCATCGTCTTCGCCACCGCCTCGCCAGCCAGGAAGTGGATCGAGACCCGTTGCTCTTCATCCGGCAGGTTCGTCAGGGCCACCGTGCCGAGGCTCACGCCATCGACGAAGACCTCCAGCGAGAGGCCGATCGCGTCGTAGTAGAACTCGACGACGTGGTAAGCCGTGTCGGCCGTGAAGGCCGCCAGCGTGGTCTCGCTCGTCCCTTTCTCCGTGACAAACGAGACGGCCGTCGAGCCATCGACCTTGCGGAACCCGATGGAGTCGTCCGCCCCGCCAAGGATGTCGGTGTCGGTATCGCACAGGCCGATGAAGAAATCGGACTGCGTCGCGTCGCTGATCTTGAATCGCGCGCCGAAGTAAAGCGCGCGGATGCCGGCGCCGGCGAGGTTGAAGCACTCGCCGAGCGCCTGCATGTTGATCCCGTCGTTCTCGGCCGCGTCGGTCGTGATGACCAGCGCGCCGCCGGCGACGTCGCCCAAGGTGGCCGTGGACTCTCCCGCGCCGGCTTCCGTGCGGGTGACCGTCCACTGGTCATCGAAGGCCGCGTCCACGCCGGGGCCGCCCACGAAGTCGTTGAGGTACTTGATGACGTCCGGCCCGATGGCATCCACGAGCCGGCGGAGGTGGGCGCTCTTGTCGATGTAGACCAGGTTGCCGGCGAGCCGCTGTCCGATGACATCTGCCATGTCTGCGTCCTTGTTCTGGGGGCCGGTCACCCGGCCCCGGAGTTCCTACGCGAGCCCGTCGCCGGACCGTGTCGCGCTACGCGATGACGTCGGCGGTCAGCGCATCCTGGCGGTGGAACGGATCGACGAGGTAGTCGACCGCCACGATGTCGGTCGCGACGTCGCAGTCCATCTCGACTGAGACGTGCGTCGCGCCCGGGAGCGCCGCCTGCACCTGGGCCGCGTCGACCTCGAGCACGAGCTGGTCGCCCTGCGCGTCCGCCACGGTCGGCGTCGCGTGCTCGGCGACGAGCGTGGCGCCGGTGCCGGACGAATCGGTGCCCGCGAAGATCTTGAACGTCAGCACGCCCGTGCCGGAGACGAGGGTCGCCTTGGCGAGGAAGGACAGCCCCATCCGGACCCAGGCGATCTTCGTCGCGACCGTGGCGTCGGCCACGTCGTGAATGTAGGTCCGCGAGAGGTACCGCGACGTGAGGTGGTTGGCCGTGTATGCCATGACCGTCTGCTCTCCTTCGCGCCGACGCCCTGCGCCGGCGCAGCAACCATCGAATCGCCAGGACGTCTGATGATCAGGCGCGCGCCGCCAG